ACGGTGTTCGTGGAAACAAAATCTGCTTCCGATGCGGGTATCTCATCCACGCATTGCCAGTTGCTCCCGGCAGAGGGTGCCCATTGGGCAGAAGCTCCGGCCCCGGTGGGCACGATGGCCTGGATGCGGGTGTCGCCGATCCAGGCGGCGTTGTCCACAACCAGATTGTCGAAGTGGCCATAGGCGGGTACCGATGCAGCAGAAAGACCCAAGGCCACCGTGTCCATGGTGGTGTCAGCCCCGGTCTGTGAGTCTCCGCTAAAGTCAATGACCTGGACGCCATCCACTTTCACCTGAATGATTCCATCGGGGGCATTGGCGATCTTGCAGCGCACCTCTATGAGATACGTCGTGGCGGCGTTCAGACCGGTGCCGGTGGCTACCAACGTCCCTCCCACCCACGCTTCGATCAAGCTGGAAGTGCTGTGGCGGCGGATGTAAACAAGTGCTGTGCCACCTTTGTAGAAAGCGATGATCGCTCTCGCCGCCGTGGTTGCGGGACGGAACCTGCAGGCGAAATAATACTCCGCCGCCGCGGGTATGGTTTTCTTGGCGCCGCCATCAATATTGTTGACGTTAAGACAGTAGGTCCCGTCCATGTCGGAAATACCGGTGGCCACCGCGGTGGTGCCCACCAAGGTGTCCCATAACTTCAAATCCCCGGCTTCAAAGCCGTCAATGAATATTCTGGCCATATTTTTTTTCTTCCTCTTTCTCATTCTCTCTAAACGTGGGTGATATAATCAAGTTGTGGATTAAAAAACATTCGATCTGCATGTGTTGCTATTCCGAGAACTTGGATCACATTGTCGGTCGCCAATGGTTGCGTCTGCGTCATAGCTCCAGCCGTAATGGATAAATAAATAACCCCCCCTACTGTCCAGGTCCAGGCGTCATGTCGCATTATGCCGAAGAGGAGAACCTTGTGAACTCCACTACTTTCCGCCGCCAGAGCAATGCCCATCGCAGGGTACAAACCGGCGGCATTGGCATCGGCCAGCCAAACTTTCCCGTCGCTTTTGAAATAAACAGCATCTCCTATGGCCAAGGCTTCACCATAGGTCATGGTAACAATTATGCCAGAGGCGGCATGGTCTGAAGCTGGAGCCTCTTTTACTTGCAAATTGAACTCATTCAGGTCCAAGTCGCCGCCAAGTTGGGGGGTCGTGTCCTCCACCAAGTTGGCCAGAACGTCCGTTGCAAAGGCCAGTTTTTTCCAGGTAGCGGCCATTTAAACCCCGTACTTCCTCTTGGCTTGGTCTATGGTTTCGGTTATCAGCATCTCCAGCACCAGGAGGACCTGGGGAAGAGGCAGCCGGGATTCGGCGATGAAGGCCACGAACCGATTATGGAGAAGCGCCATTGAATCGTTAAGGTAGTCTTCATAAACCGAGTGTAAGTGCGATATGGCTGCATCGTGTTGGGCCTGAGTCGGAGAACACGCCGGCCCCGGATCCTGGTCTGGAGTCGAGACCAGAGCAACCGCAGGTGGCTTAACCTTTCTTTTGGCCATCTTCTACCGCCTTTTTTCTCAGTTCACGTTGTTCCCTGATGGTGAGGCCCTGGGGAGTAGCCGTCGGGGTCAACAGCCGCTCCAATATCCTTTTGAGGACTTCTTTTTCTTCGTCCGTCAAGACCATAACAACCCCATTAGGCGAACGCGGCCCTATCACCGGTGTCAACCACGATCTGAACCATCTTCCCATTAGGCAATGACGGTGCAGACGTAAGCCTCCAGGGTGTCCACCTGGAAGCAACCTTCACCGAGAGCCGGAGTCAGGGCACCCCGTGTGACGGCATTGGCCGTGTTCGGGAAGGCGACACCGCCAGTTGCATTTGCCCATTCAACAAGGTTGGCGGCGGCAACCGTGAAGACCTGCCCCAAGGTCCCAATCGGCAGCATACTAACGACGTTGGCGGCGGATGCATAGGGGACATCGCCTACATTTGCGAAGTCCGTTTCCATGACGGCGCCGGCCGCTCCGACGTTGGTCGCGTCGGTTACATCCGCCCCGTCTTCTACGTTGATGATGGTTCGGACATTGGCGGGGGTAAGGCTGGCAATGTTACCAGCGGCCAACCGGCCCACAATCCCGTTTGCGGCGACCTCCAGACCAGCCGGACCGTTGGCGGCATTGGCGGCCAAGATCGTATGGGCGTTATCAAACGCCGTCTTCAGAACCGTGTCATCCGCATAAGCTAATTTTTTCCAGGTTGCAGGCATGGCCCCTCTCCTTATGGTACGGCCACATACAGGCCGTTATCCGCAATATTAAAACCCACTTGCCCATCCACTGGCGCACCCGGCAAGGCCATGGGGGCCAGTACGATCCCCTGGAACTCGAAAGGTTCGGCACAACTTTCCCAATCCCCGGTGACGGCATTGTATCTGATGAGGTCGCCATCGGTGGGGGCCGGGGCCCTGACATCGAGAAGATCGTCTAAATTGATAGGTGTCCCCGCCGGCCCCTGTTTTCCAACCTCTATAACCACCGCTTCCGGTTGCGGAGCGATGATTGCCGCTTCGGTTCTGGCTTCAACTACAATCGCTTCCGACTGAGGTACTATTGCCGTAGTTTCTTCTCGGGCCTCAATCAGCACCGCCTCTGAAATGGGGGCGATGATGTCGGTCATTAGGCCATCTCCATGCCGCCCGCCGCGTCATCCCGGGTCACAGTTCCGAGAACCTTCACCTGGCCCTCGATGTAATTCTGCCGAGCCCCGTGGGGATCGGTCAACACCAAGTCCCAAGCGGTGATGCCATCCGGGAGCAGGATGGTTTGCGTGTCGGTCAAGCTGAGGATGATGGAACCCAGAAGCGGGGCAATCGTGACCTGGAAGGCAACGATCAGGGCCGCCGCGTCCTTGTTCTCCCGGATCTCGGCCTTCCCGGTGTAGCCCGTCAGGTCCATGGCCACGCCCGCGTTCTTAAAGTAAAAGGTCTCCGAGAAGTCCCGGTCCCGGTAAATGGTCAGGTCGTGGGTTGCGGGTTTCATTATATAATCGCCCCCAATTCAATAATCTCGCTCAACTTCGGGTCGCCCCCGTTGCTCTGGGCCCCCGACATGGACATGATAATTTGGGGAACGCCTTCCTTTACCCGGAAGAGTCCGCTTCCTTTGGCCCGAACCGACATCCTTAGTCGGCTCCCGGTCAAGTGGACCAGGTGCCCCGTCTGGGTGCCGATGACGTACCCGTGGGCCCCGATCCAAACCGGAGAAGGAAGTTGGGACAATCGGCGACTCATTTCATAACCACCGCCCACTACGGCCCCAGGCAATTCGGCATAAACCAGGGTCCCCGGCACAGCCCCGTCCCCGATTCTTTTAAGGACCATCTTGGCCGGGTCGGTTCCGTCGAGAAACCAGGTGGAGTTCGCGGAATTGACGAAAAGGCCGTCGTTCACCGGAGCCACCATAACGAGGTCTTCCAGGAAAGGTTTGAAGTTGGGCCTCCGAAACCAATCGTATTGGAAGGGGTCGCTATAAACCAACCTCTTCCCGGCACACCCCCACATGCGCCCGAAGGCTTGGGCAAAGTGACTGAATCCCGACGGCGGCACCACGGCGAAGGACGGGAGTGGGGTGATCTGAGGGGCCTGGCCCACGACTACTCCTCCCACCACGGTTGCCAAGAAGAGGTCTGTGCCGTTGGGGTGCGTGATCCAGCATTGCCCGCCGGCGGGAAGATTGTCCAGTCGGACCCCTTGGGTTCCCCCTTCCCAAGATATTTGGGTCAAGGGCCCGTTACCACTCAGTCGAGTCCCGTCAGACCTCGTATAACAGAGGGTGTAAGTCCCAGGGGGCATATCTCCTGCCACAACGCTTACGGCCGGGGCGGCCGGCAGAGATAGCCCCCAGGAACTTATCGTGCCTCCCAGGATGTCGTAGATAGCTTGCCAGGTCGGCGTGGCCATATAAATCAGGTTGTCGAGTTCCTGGTAGCAGACGGGGGCCTGGGGGCCGGTGACGGTCGTGATTGCGGCAGTGGTATTGCCAACCACGCGGTAGAGGATGCCAGCGGCCACCACGAGTAATATACTCCCCGCCCAGAGGGAGTGAGCCCCTGTCAGGGGGATTTCCAACTCATATCCTTTGCGGCGGACAAGTTTGCCTCCATCCGTAACCTCCACGTTCAAGGCTATCCGCGGAGTGATGCGCTTGGCATCGTCCAATAGGATGCCCGGGGCCTGCGGCAGGTTGTTCATGCCGCGGAATCCGAGGGCTGTTATTGGTCTGGGCATGGTTTAATAATACCTTATCCCCACCGGGTCCCGCCCGCCCGTGCGCCGGGATCCGCCTTGGACCTTGGACAAGTAGTTAATCAGGCCAGGGCCGTCTATTCTCGAACCATTCAGGCCGGCGGCCAACTTCCCCTGCCAATATTGCAAACCCTTGGTATCGAAGTTCTCCACCTGGTCCTGTAGGTGTTCGTAAGCCTTCAGCATGACCTTGGGGATGATGACCCGGGCATGGTAGGCTTCGGGGATGCAGGTGGGCACGTCAGAGGCCCTGGCGAGCACCACGGGCTTCCTGTAGTACCAGAGGTTGAGCGTTTCATTGGCCTTGGGGTAAACCCCAATCTGGGTGTCCGTAACCGCCACCATAGTTACATGGTCGCCAATGTCATCGTGGTCCATGTCCAGGCGGTCCAAATACTCCAAGGTTCGATAGACCTTGATTTCGTTATAATCAGAGTCGGCGCACCGAAAGAGCTTCTTCTGGAAATCGGCGGGTAGGGCGAACAGCCAAGCCGCCGTGGTCAGCACCAGGGCCGTGGGGGTCGTGGTTTTGAGGGCGGGTAACTCGAAAGCAGCCGCCAGTTCGAGAATGGCAGTATTGAGCCACCGGACACAATAACTTCTCAGGCTCTTATCCCCCACACTTAGGTCCAGAGCGGCTTCCAGTTCACCCAAATTCATCGCCGTGCCCCCTTAAAGGCTTACCCTTCTTGTGGAATTGAGACCTCGTCCCCTGCCCTTCTGATAAAGTAATTTCGGTCGAGTGGCGCCCCGCACCGCGGACAAAGAGTATTCGCTTCCGCCGGTTCTCCAGCCAGCCTTACCCGCCACTTTGGGTCGAAGGTAATCAAGCAGTCCGGCATCCGGCAAATGCGGAGCTTCCCGGCGCCAGGAGCGCCGTCGGGAGGAGAAGTCCCGATAATGACATCCGTTTGGCCCATTCGTTACCCCGTAGCGGCCGCGGGCCGAGCATTGGCCCTGGCTGATTTCTTCTTGGCCTTGGCCTTGGTTTTGGGGGATGGGATGGTCTCAACAGTCTTCGATTGCGCCTCCACCGGAGCCGGAGCAACTGCTTTCCGCAACTCCTTGGGGGCCTGGCCGGTACCCTTGCGCTCGTTATACTGCTGCAAGGCAACAATGGCCGCCGTCAGGATGGCCCCCGGCTTGAAGTAAGCATAAAGGTCATCAAAGTCCGGCACCGAACCATCAGCGAAGACCGGGTACCCGTCCCCGTGGAACCCGATGGCCCGCGGCGGGTTTTCCTCCTGTTCGTGCCGGGTCAGAAACCACTTCAGGGCCTGCTCCAGGTCATCTTTGTTGGAACCAAAGGCGGCCCTCAGTTCCTTCTCGTCCTTGACCGGCAACCCATTGATGTGTTGATACGCCCCATTGGGACACAGGACGATGTGGAAGCCACCATCC